AAATCTTGCCTTCGGTGGTGCTCCGCCAAGATCGGCAAAATTAGCCCCGCTCAATGTTATAGCTTGGGGGTTGTCTGTGATGTTCGTAGCTACCACCACATCACCCTCTTTGGCAAAGCTCCAAACTTCTTCTATTCCGGTTGTATATCCGCCACCCTTAGACTTGTCAGACCACGCAGCCGACGACATTTCATAAAGCTTTGAAGCGTCACCAGCGAAATTATAGACATTGCCTGATTTATCTAAGCATGAAATTGAGCCTTGAGGTCTTGCTGTGAGCGCATCAGAATAAACATTTAATCCATTTAGCTGCTTAAACCCCATCCCTGATGGAATGGAATTTTTAGCCACTAAACAGCCAGGGTTCCCTAATCTTGGTAGGTCTGGCAGATATTCGCCGAATAGCTTCATTTAGCCCCCTGATAAAGTTTTAGCGCGCAAATTTCCTGCAAATCTTGACGACTTATCGCCATCCTTGGCCACACGAATGGCATTCATATATTCTTCGTTCATTTCTGCTCTCAATTCTCTATCTCTTAAATAGATGGCGGCTTGAATTAATGAGCCATACAAATAGATATCTGAGTATTCAGGGAATATTTCATTTGTGGTATTTGAATCTGAAAGTGCAGTAAACTTATCGTATATAATTTCTACAGTATAATCGCTGTCTGATATTTGATTAAACTCAAATTGATCGTCAACTATCGCGGCGTATGTCGGCTTGCCTACCACTGATGTGTAGTAATTATTTAGTACGCTCATTGAGACGACTTGAATAATCTTTTGAGGATCACCTATGAAGTGCATTCGTTTAATTCTGGAAAATCCGGTGGGTAAGGCTAAATATTGACTTCCACTGGTTAGTGTAGCGGTCGCCCTAACTTCGCCAGAAAGAAACCGAGTGTTTTTATCATGCTTAATACTGGACTCAGCCAAGGTGATAAAATCAGGAATTACCCCGGTTAAATCGCCGCGGTCTAGATAGTCCGCCACCACTGTTTGTAAGTCTGAATAATTAGCCAGTGCCATTATATATTTCCTTCAAACACTCTAAACTTTTTATAATCCGGGTCTTTTAAAATTCGATGAATATGCGTGTCGTCTGTACAAAACTCATGGAAAGTCACCCCGACTTGCTTCATGTACTTCTCAATGATAATACCTGGTATTCTTCCGGCAAAATACCCCATTCCAGTATTGCCTCGACCGTCAGATATTTGCTTAATATCTTCAATCTCTTTAATGATCGGCGAGATATCTTGCTCACGGCAGATAATTTCTTTATTCGCCGTGGCATCGTAATGGAATGATGTTTTTATGTCACTCATAATACAACTTGAACCGCTCCGGCTTTTTGTAGTTTTCTGGCAACAGCTTTGGGTAGCTGCACAGTATTTGGTGTATCTGTTTTAGATGGGTAAATCATTTTAGTTAATCCATCCATAGGCAAATCTTCTTTGCCGCCTCGAAGCGTCAGTCTATAATCTTCTTTTTCCTCGTCCGTCATATCTACACCAATAGCACGCATAACCTCGCACTCTATTAGCTCGACTTTCTTTGTAGATTTTGGCTTGTCTTCCATATATCCTCCAATTAAAATAGCCCCCTTTCGAGGGCTATACATTATTAACCTTGAGTATCTGCAATAATTCCATGAGCCGCCTCAGAGCAGACTTCCAATGTAGCTTCCCAAGTAATTTCTTTTCTCAAAGAATCACCTGTTACCGCTAAATCTTTAGCCTTCATGCCTCGAAGCTCTGCAATAGCCAAATACATTGGGTCAAGCAAATAAGCATTATCACCCTGTAGCTGACGACATGGAACAACCTTCAATGTATGAAAATCACCCACATAAACATCAACAGAAGTGGTTAATTTCTTATCGTCTGTAGTTACATAGCGAGTTGCGCCACCTGTTGTAAAATCACTCACAACACCTTTGTTAGTACCAGACACGGCCAACATAGTTGGGTTTGCGCCATTGGCATAGCAAGTTGTCAAAAGTGCATCTAGGATGACTGATGTTAACGCTCGATCCGTTCCGGTTGTCATAACGTTCGCTGAGTTACCGGAAGCCGCAGCGCCCGTTGCACCAACCGAAACATTGGATGTTAAGTAAGTGCTCAACGTGCCCATTTCACGGGCTGTTGTGTCATTACCTGCGACCTTAGCATTACCTACGCCATTGGCTACGCCGTTATCCATCATGCCAAACTCAAAATCTAGCTTCATTTCCTGCATTCGTCGTGCAAGCTGGTAGCCTAGTTCTGATTTACGGCCTGCCTTGCTGACTGCTTCTTGAGTGCCAGAAGTAACCGCCCATGCCTTCAAGATTTGAGTATAGTTACTTAAGCGAGTGGTTGCTGACGGTGCTACCGCTGCAGAATCGTTACCCTCAATATGAGCATTAGCCGCCGCTGCCGCCAAAGTGTCAGTCTGCCATTCGTGGTTGGTTGCTGTCGCGTTCTTTTTCTTGATCGCACTTAAGATTGGAGTTTCAGTAGGGGAAACGTCGAAGATGTTATCAATTAAATCCTCTCTATTACCTACCGCATCATAACTTGAAAAAGTACCTGTTGCTTGTGCCATTTTTACTATCCTTTATGTCTCACGACATTATTAAAGTTTATCAGCGAAAGCAGCTCCCAAACTCTCAAGTGATCCATATTTTACCGCATTGGATATTCGATCGTTGTTTTGCTGTTTCAGTTTCTTTTTACCCAACTTCGCACCAGGCTTGACAACTTTTGGCAGTTTCTTGACTTTCTTTTCAGCTATCTCGACTTGAATATTTGAATTATTAGCTTTCATTGCTTGTTTTGCTAATAGCATGAATCTGTGGTCTGTCACTCCATGAGTGATAAAATCACCATTTTCATTGCGCTTTCCAAATATCTCGTCTTTGTTAAAGCCAAAATTATCTATTAAATAGTTACCAAGTTGTGTTTTTTCTGCCTTTGCCGTTTCAGGATTACTCCATTCAGGGATTGCAGTTACTAACTTTTGGCCCTCATCTATTAGATACTTATCAAAACCTTCCTTTTGCTGTGCTGCCTGTGTTTGTTGTGATTGCTGTAAGAATCTATCCGCGTCATTCCAAAGGCTTTTTAATTGACCTTCTCGCTGTCTAAATTCTTCCTGTTTAGCGGCAAATTCGCCGGGTTCGTAATCTCTCAACTCAGCCCAGTTCACAGATTCTTTGTCAGATTTTAATTGATTAGCAAGCATGTTTAAAACAACCTTGCTTCGCTGAAAATCTTCACCTATCTGTTTTTTAGACTCTTCACTTTGAGATTCAAAATCCCGCTTATTATCTGCTAATTCCATCGTTTTACGTCGATAGTCAGCTTCACGTTGGTAGCCGTTGATAATCTCCGAAAGGGGTAGCTCCTGCACTTCACCGTCGATTTTAACTTTGCCCTTAACTTGAGATAAAAAGTCTTCTGACTTTAAATCTATGGCTTCAGCTAGTTGTTCGATAGTTTCGTAAGTAGCGTCTTCTTCATCGTCTTCGGCTTCTTCCGCTGATACTTCAACTTCTTCCGGCTCATCGTCTTCCGTTTCGGTTGGTTCTGAGTCGGTTTCAGGATCGCTCTCTGGCTCACCTTGGATATCCTCGATTTCTTCCTCTATAACTTCAGTGGCTTCTATCGAGGGCTCGTCACTTAATCTGTCAGTAATTAAACTGGCTGCATCTGTAACGGTTTCGGCTGCTCCGGCTTGGTTGGCATCCATTAAATTTTCCTTCTTTGGGATAAATCGCTTCTCAGCGTGCAACTGTTACCCGTTGCCGGTTTTCTTCTTCCTTTGTTGTACGTTAAAATCAGCTATCTTTTCATCATTGTTACTTAATAATAGCGCAAATTGATTAGTTATTCTTCCTAATATCTGTAGAGATATAACTAAAGCTTGATGCTCATCAATTAGAGTGCGATCAACACGGCGCATTTCGTTTAATATGTCCTTTTCGATCTTATCAAAAGCGGCTTGAAATTCTTCGTTTTCTAGAACTTCCTTTACTCTGTCTGCTCTGCTCATTCCTGCAACCCCGCGCCTATGCCTTGCTGACCAAGATCAATCCTTAATCCATCTATAAGAGCTTGTGTTTCCAGCTTAGCCGCTTCGATGGTTTCTCTGGACATTCTATCAGCTTCGTCATTACGCTGCTTAGACTCAAGTTGAAGGGCTTCTATTTCCCTTTTTTGCTCTGCCCGAATAGTCTCGATAATGAGCTTATTTTGCTCTTTCTGATTATCGAGGTTCATTTTGTTCATTTCTTTCATCTGCTCAAGCTGGCCTTTGAATTGTGAGGCCATTTGAGTTTCTTTTAATTTATATTCGCCTT